AAGTGGCAACTACAGGAGATCTGTTAATTACTTGGTAACAATTGCTGTGACCAATGCTTCTGGCTTAACTGTCTTGAAGCCAAAAACATTCAAACCGCGCATGATGTTTCCAAAAGTCGAGGTAGAGCGGAGTGTTTCCACGTTGGTGATTTGTGAAGCGAAAGAGATCGCATCGCGTGTACCAGCGGGGATAGTCCACTTAGAACTTGCGTTGTACAAGTTGTTGGATGTGTAGACCGTGAAGCGGTCGATCATGCCAATCTTGCCGTTACGCAAGGGTGATGTGTCATCACCAGTTAAGTAGGCTTGCTTCAAGTCAGAGCCTTTGATCATGGCTGACATCCACGCAGGGATGACAATCCAGCGACCATCTTCTGGGACGTTCTGCTCATCGAGCGCCTGACCCATGTTCAAGATTGTGTCCAGAACAGTAGACTTGCTCAATGTGATAGGAGCGCCTGTGGTACCCAAGTTGATACCGGCTGAACTAGCTCCAGCAGTAGCGCCTTGGTTAGCAGCGGCAGACGTTGGTGAAGCGCCAGCAACAGCAGACAGAACAGCACTATCAATGCCGATCTTCATTTGTTGAGCGGCGTCGCTGGTGAACATGTCCATCAGCTTAACGTCAGCCTGTGCTGCATCCACATCGTCAACAACTACTTGGAAGTACTTGCCGTAATCAACTGTCAATGTGATTGGCGTGGAGATAGGAACTTGACTGGTCAAGCTCATACCTTTTGTGTAATCACTGATGTTGATCGTTGGGATGGTACGGATATATACCTTGTCGCCAGAGTTCTTGATCTCGCCTTCCCAGTCGTTGTTCGTGATCTCACTGAGAACAGTGGATTTGTAGAACTTGACTTGGAGCTTGCCAGACCAGATTTCTGGTACGAAAGTAGCGCCGTAAGAGTTGGTCGTTTGACCGGATACGTAGTATCCCGAGGTTACTGAGACTGCCATTTTGAATTTCCTTCAAATGACATCCGGCACACTGTCAGCGAATACGCTTTTCTAGTTGTGCTGCATGGATGTCTGCTTCGATAGCAACCATGTCTTTGTCTGATATCTCACCTCTTCGGGCTTTTTCATAAAAGCTCTGGATCTCTGGACGAGTCCAAATCTTTTTACCCGGGGGTGGTGTAGATACTGTGGAAGTCGAAGGTACGACCTGCGACTCCATTGACTTAGATGTGGCTGCGGCTTGTTTGCCCGACATCTCTTTCCACTTATTAAAGAACCGTGCTGCGCGCATAGCGTCGTTATTACTTACAGCATCGTCCAGAGAATTCTGCCTCTGCATCCCTGTCAGTTCATCGTATTCACTAAGCCACTTTAAGAAACCATCGTTCATGTTCAACTCTTCCCAATCTGGGACTGAGATTCTCAACCTCTCATAAAAGTCAATCTCTTGAGTCTTGGTAGAACTTGCTTCAAAACGCTCAAGCTTGGAGTGCAGTGCTTGGATCTCGGCATCTTTTGAGGATGCTTCGTCCCTAGCGGCACGGCGGATTAGATCCACCAGTGGCTCACCAAATTCTTGAATTTCTTCTGGCTTAACGAGCGACTCTCTGGGAGTTGCTTTGGCGGCTTTGACAGCCTCCATCTCTTTCTCGATACTTTGCAGCTTCGCGGTAAGCTCACGATTTCCAGCGTACAGTCTCGGTACCTCGGCATTGAATTTACCGATTAGCGCTTTGTACCTTTGTTCCCATGTGAGGTCTTCCTCTGCCGGAGGAGCATCAACTGGAGCTTGGGTTTGCGCGGGTTCCGACGGAACAGCATCTAATTGGGCTTGTTCCTGATTGAGTGGTGGGTCGTTGGCAACGACTGCACTCTCTTCTTGTTGCTGTTGTGAAGCGCCGTTTAACTGTGCAAGTAGTTCATCAGCACGTTTTTCCGCCTCTAAGACGGCTCGTGGTAGGGACATCGTTTCTCCATATGCGTGTCGTTCGGCTATGTCTATGCCTGTCAGGTATATAGACACTTCCTTGCGGTGCGTTTGGTTTTGCCACACTGAAAGCCGTGTGGCTAGCTAAACCCCCTACGGGGGAATTACTTATAGCGGGTTGGGTGCCGGAGCATTGCGAGTACTTCCGCAAGTGCTTGGCTTCCGCCTTGGTTCCAACGAGTGAGAACTTCGTCTTTCGTCAGAGTTGTTGCGATCATCAATTCAGCATGCGACTCTTTGAGCCAGTCATGGAATGTTTCGAATTGGGGGTTGCCTTGCAACGAAGCAATGGCTGACAATACTTTATCGTCAGCGCGTGTCATCATCATTTACCGAAATCTTGTTGCGAGCGATAGCCACAAATAGAGCCACCATCTTTGTAGCCTTGAGGCATCATTCCTTTAGAAGGCATTGATTTCTTAGCGGCAGATTTTGCCTTGCCACCATCCATGTAGCCTTGGGGCATCATGGGTGTTACAGACTTTTTACCAGCCATTGGTTTCTTGTTCATCATTGCATGGCTCCATTCATGGTGTTTGCATCTACGCCGCCAGCGGGATTGCCAGCTTCGTCTACTGTCATCTCGTTATCAGGCGCTTCAAGCTGCTCTTGTTGCATCTGCATCGCCATCTGTTGTTGTATGGCTTGCATCTTCTCTGCCTCGAACTTGATACGTTCTGGCTCTTTAACGATCTTACTGGTATCAAGCTGTAGGGAGCTAGCCACTTCACGCAGTAAGTAGGCTCTGCCTTCCATACCGACGATCTGCATATCCACAGGATTAGCCGTCGCTTGCAAGAACTCGTTACGCCGAAGGGTGATCTGCTCTTTGTGAACCAGACCCATAGCGCCTTTAGCAACTACGGAGAAGTCGCCTTTGATATAGATGTCGTCGTCGTACATCATGTTGTGTATATACATGCGGTGTACACAGCCGCTGACAACTTTGTCAATCGAAGCAATCGAAGACTTGATTCCCTTTGCTGCGTTATCCATCAACATAGACAATCCAGATGCTGTGCGACCAGCGCCAGATACGCCAGAACTGCCGTAAACATAATTAGGTATACCTGTAACTTCATCTGCTTGCTTTGCAAAGGCTGCATATACGCCAAGTAAAACATCGGCGTTCATGTTCGGTTGATAGAACTTAACCGCTGGTTGACCACCGCCTGTGCGGTCGGAGGTAACTTGCCAGATCTTCCAAGGATAGATAGACGTTACGTCTTCACCATCCGGTAAACGGTCTACAGTGACTTCAGCCTGTGGTCCACTGGCTATGCCCATGTTGTTTGCCAAAGCTCTTGCAGAGGCGTTACACATGGTCTGTACGTCACGCATCTGTTCTGCCATTGCGCCGCCCCAGAAGGAGCCGGGGATCTCGTTCCACTGAGCAATCTCGTATGGGCGCTTGCCCAGCGGATCTGGATTGATCACAGCCTTGATCACGTATGGACCAATCATCCATGCGTTAACTTCGTATTCTTTATCTTCATCAATCTCTTTTTTGGGCATGCCCCAACCAAGCAGAGTGTGTCCAGATACAGAACCCCAGAACTCAAGACCCTCAATCACTGAGTCGTTGTGCAGCAGACTGTGGGGCTTACCCTCAAGGTTGTCTCGCTCTTGGTCGCCCATGATCCAGTTACGTAGACCCTTATCGCCAAATCTCTCTAAGACTTGATCGATGTTCTCGTCGCTGTAACCCATCACGCCTTTCATTGATTGAATCTCGCCACGGCTCATGCGGTGGCGCTCGATCAACCAACCGTCGTTAGGGTTAGATGAATTGGGGGAAGGGTAGATATCAAACGGGGAAACCCGTGAGAACTCTCTGACCAGATCAGTCACCACGATAGGCGTAAAGTCTGGACCCCATGTCATCGACTTGCGTCGGCGAACAACGGGACCCTTTAAAATCGCACAGGGATAAGTGATGTAGTCATCAATGAAATCTTTGAAGGCTTCATCGAACTTGCCCGATCCCATCTGATCATCGATCTTGTCCCGCATACGGCGAGCATTGTCTTTGGCTTCGTCTCGAAGCTTGATGATGATCTCATCATGCACCTCTTCCATCCGGGTGCGAAACGCCTCTGGGTGGATTGCAGCGCCAGACTGCACATACTCCATCGCCTCGGTCTTAACCAAGTCAATGATGGATGCCTTGATCTCGGGCGGGATGTTTGGCTCGTTCTTGGGAACCAAGTCAAAGGGACGGTCGCCATTGACGGTCATCACATCTTTGATCCACGCAGAAGCCGCACGGCACTTGATGTCCGTCAGTCGCATGTAGATGTCTGAGCCGCCTGTCTTGGAGATCTCAACTGCTTTGTCTGGGTCGTATACGCCACGGCGCTGACGCTCACACTGGAGCAATCTCTCCGTTATGGTTTGCTTTGCAAACTTGGCTCTGTCCCAACACTGATGGATATAAGAAGCCAGTTCGGTTTCGACAAACTCAAAGCCTTCACCCCCGGGGGTCTGCGCTGATACGTCAACCTCCACTGGAGGTTTAGCAATGACAATGCTCATGTCCAACCTTTATTGTTAGCCGTCTTAACTGCTCTAGCTCGTTGGGGGTTTAAGCCCGATCTGATCTTGAGACACGCATACTGAATCGCATCTTGGATGTGAGAGCTATCGTCTTTAATGGGACGATCTCTGAACCTTGCTTGACCACTTGTCTTGATCCGCTCGTAGCGGTAACGCCCATTGAATCCACGGCGAAGCTCTCGGCAGCTGGGGTCCAACAAGAACCCGGGCATACCGTCCGCCATGCGAGTCAGAAAGTACGCCACTGATTCACGGCGCGGTATCCAATCGTTTGTGTTCGCTGGCTCCGAAGGAATCCCTGCTTCCAGCAATTCCATAAAGCAAGTGCGCTCGTCTGTCTGCGCTCTGATCGATCCAGCCGGATCTCCAACAGAGATTCTCTGGAATCCCGCAAACTCATTCATCAGCACGGGCTTAACAATGTCG